AACGTCACTGCTGCCGCTTTCTAATGATTCTAATGCGTTCTGTAGGCTTTCGACTTGACTTAATTTTTTCTTTGCTTTTTCAAAAGCATCATTTTTAATTTGATTAGCGATATGTCCTTTGATATCAGCTATGGCTGCTGTGATAGCTCGAGCCCATAAAGGTTTAAACTTTTTCATCAGGGTTTCCTGATTGATTTCTTGGCTCATACCAGACTGGGAATCTTGACGCTTGCGTTGCTTGTCGTCCACAGCAGAAGTATTTTTACCAACATAAAACTTTTGAAGTTTACCGATCTCACCTTTAAGGAAATCTAAGACATTGCCACCTCGTCCGTCTTTGACTACACGCACTTCACCTCCGGTGCTGGCCACTGCTTCATAATTTCCGCTACGAGCTCTAATAGCACCTGTGCCTTTAGCTCCTTGGATGATCACCCATGCTCCTCTGTATGAATCTTTTAATTCACTCCAACTGATCTTATCTACTTGTCGATAGTCTTGATCGTGAGCTAATTTCATTTCTTTATGAAGTTTAGTTATGACTTCATTACCTCCGGGGTTTCCTGAGATAAGACTTAAAGATGTAGAAGCTTCATCTACATAACCTTCTAGAAGCTGTGCGAATATCTGATAGCTCTTTGCCTGCATATTAGTTACACCATGATTGTTTGGCTTCGCCGTAATATTCACGAGCGAAACCGTTACGGATCAATTCAGCACGTAGACTAACTCCATTTAGTATGATATCTCCCAATACACGACCACCGAACTTGTCCCACCCGTAGAGTGTAACTTGATGCTTCTGGGTAGTAGCGACAGCGTTTTTGGTGAACTCTGTAGCGGCTTTTCCTCGTTGATCCTCTGAAGGGCACTGAGCTCTAAATCCTTTTTCAGGAGTGTCGACACCGTAGATTCTAATTGCAAGTTCTGGCTTGAGCGGACTAGGAAGGAACGGCGCACTGATTACCACTGTGTCGCCGTCATTCACCCTTAAAATTTGTGCATCGTAAGTAACGCCCTGAGGCGCTTTTTGTGCCAGTGCTAATGCAGGCACTGCCAATAATAATAGTAGTAGTTTTTTCATCTGTTAGATCCAAATAAGATACTATATTTATACACTCTTTTCCGTATACTCTGCTTTTCGCCAACCCAGTAAAAACTCTGCTTTCCAATGATTTTGATCGAATCCTTGTAGGTGTTGCCATTGATCTCGCTGAGCCCAAACACGATCAGCAGCATCTTTCCAATCTGTGTGACGCACTGTGTATTCGAATAAGATCATCCTATTTTTAAAATCTTCGTAATCGCAGTTGTCATATTCTACGTGTAGAACTTCGAAAGTTTCACCATCACAAACAGCGTCTAAAGCGAAATCGAACCCCCATTTTCTACGAGTTCTTAGGAGATAGTCTGCTGTTGGTATAGAGTGTTTTAGTTCTTTGAGCTGTGCTTCAGCGGCACCTTCATAGCTGGCACGACAAAGGAACATTGAATGATCTAATATCAAACCTAGATCTGTTCTTTCAAGTTCAAACCAAGGTTCCTGCCAACAGTGATGATTCAGTATAGGAAAATCAATAGGATACTGCATGGCTGTGTAAAACTTCTGCTCGGCTTGATTCAATTCAAACCCATCTTTGTCGTAGTATCGAAAGTCTTTAGAACATAAATCTGTGACCGGATTACTACAACTGGGATTTGACATCAGCGTTACTTGATGTCTGCGAAACATTATTCTGTTTTATCAGCTTCTGCTTGACAATGCACACAGGCACACTCTGAACAGTGGTCGCAGGCTTCGTCTGAGCAACCGTGTCCGCAGTGTGCAGGATGCCCGCAGTGATTACATTTAAATTCATATTGTTCTGTCTTTGTCATCTAACGCTCCTCCAGTGACCCACGCTGTGCAACTACGGTCGCCAGCGCATTTAAAATGTAAAAAGTTACAGTAACCTAAATCTGCTTTGTGTATTGTGGCCATAGCATCTGCAGCTTTTTCATCGCCCTTGATACCATCTTCGATACAAGACCACATCTTGTCTGAAACATCAAAAGCAGCACAGTTGCCACACTTCATAGTCTTGGCTGTTTTTTCTGTGATGCCCCAACGACGGGCCGCTGCCTTCCAGTATGACTCTGGCTCATTTGGATTGGCAGGACCATAGTGATATTCGTCTATGGCCTGTTGACGATTCTTTAGATTAACATCTATGTCGTAGGTGGCGATAGGACAGCCTTTGTTTGCTGCTTCTACAATGTTGATATATTTTCTATAGATCATCTCTGTTCGATCCAAGTAAATGTAGCCAAGGCTGATTTGTTAGCGTTAGGACAGGCTATGGCCAAGGTCAATGTGTCGCTGACTGTGCCTAGGCTACCTCTGCCAATTTGATAGACAGTGTCTTTATCTAATCTAATACTAGTTCCACCGCCACCGTTAATAACAAATCCGCTGTCAATATCTATACCCCCAGTATAACTGGTAGCACTGACATCATACTGTGTGAATGCGTTTTCATCAGGCATGTTTACAAAATTAGCGCCTGTTAGTGTGGCATTACGCACTAGTTTATAAAACACAGATGTATTGTCTATGGTAGCGGCTTGGAAGAATGTAGGTAGGGCAATACCATTTAATGCTGTGGATTTTAATCTAATGCTCAAAATAGGATAATAGGTATTGGCCACAGCCATGGTCCTGCCGGCAACAGGTGTGCCAATGTTTTGAGCGATACCTAACTTGTCTGGCTTGCCTTCTGATATAAGACTGTTGGAGCCTTGCCACATATAATGTGTGCCTGCTACACCTGTTAGATTTTCTAACTCTAATCTAATAGGCAAGAACGGTGTCGAACACCACGGATCTGTAAGACGATTAGCAGTGTTAAAAGTATGTATGATATGTGTATGTCCGTCGATGGTAAAACCAAAGACAACCTGTCCAGCACCATACCACTCATAATCAAAGACTACCATCTGTTGTTTTGTAGCGTCGGCTACGATGCCGCTGGGACCATTACCATCTAACTTATCACCATTCCATTGACTACGGGGAACACGAGTTTCTACTATCTCACCGGTGGTCTTACTGCGTATGACCACATTGTATTGAGGCGAACCATCAGCATTTAACACGCCAGCATCTTCAAAGTAAAATCCGTTGTTCTCATCAAACAGACCAAAACGTCTTCTAATACCAACAGTAGGTGTTTGTAGTTTAAGAGCAAAGGTCAGCGTTGAAGTTCTTCCAGGAATGTATCGCATAGCGTTGCGTGTCTGTCGAATGACTTTAGAACCCAGTGTGCTGCCCACTGACATAACAACCTGATTAAGATTAGCATTGTGTGTAGCCGATCCTCCCAATGTAGTGCTTTCGTCCCAGACGTCCGATTCTTTACCGTATTGAAAGGTGTTGAAGAATGATGTTTGATAATCTGATATCTTTATTCTATTTTTACTGGTATAGCCTGCCTGGGCATCTTTGACTCGTATGGTGGGCCGACCTTCGGAATCATATTCTAAGGCCTTGTGCAGATCATATAGATTAGGCTCATCATTGTGAACGTAGTTAGTTGTGTTAGGATTACGAATGCCCATTAATTATACACCGTAGATTGATTTAGTAGCATTGAAGTTCTGTAGAACCTGAGCTGCTGTTAGCTCTGTGTTGTAGGCCATAACTTTACCAACTCTACCATTTAATAAGTTACCCGTGACATACGCACCCACGCTGACTGTGCCTGTTCCAGGATGTGGTGTTTTTTGTGTAGTGTAAGTTGCATCTAACACACCGTTGATATATAAGTTCATACCATTAGTTGTGCTGAATGTAAGTGTGACATTATACCATTTGCTCAAGTCTACAGTCTGTGTTGAGGGGAAAGCTGTAAAGCTGCCCCAATTGCTGTGACCTGCATAGATCTTTTTGTCTACGCTGGCAGACGGTCCCATATAGATAAAGTGTCCATCACCACTGAATATATTGTTGTCCTGATAGCCATTAAGATAGAACCATGCCGACTTAGTGTAAGCAGTAGTTGGAATCACACCTGTGTCTGCGCCTGTGGCTCGCTGTGTAGTGCCGTTGAA